CGGGGGAGTGTGTGAGGGCGCCCCCCCCCCCCCCCCCGAGCGGGGGCCGGCAGCTGATGCGACCGTGTGGAAAAAACACGCCCGCACTTGGGAAACCCGGGCCAAGGAGAACAAAAAAACCGCTGACAGTCTTCAGGCCCAGCTTGACACCGAAACAGGCAAAACCAAGAAGGCCGAGGAAGCCCTTGCTGAAGCAACCAAACGCCAACAGGCAGCCGAACAAGCGGCCGCCCGCCTAGAACTCGCCCTGGAATTCGGCCTCAGCCGGAAAGAAGCCGAAACCTTCCTCCACGGCGATACCGAAGCCATGCGCACCCAAGCGCAACTCCTGGCGGAACGCGCCGGGGCTGGGGCGTCGAAAAGCCGCCCCGCCACCTCGCCTCTCCAGGGCAAGGGCAAAGCCGGCTCCTCGAAAGAAAATGACCGCAGCTGGGCGCGCCGCCTCATGGGCAAAACCAAAACCGAAAAATAAAGGATGTGAACTATCATGCAGCTCAACCCAATCCGTGAACCTCTAGGAGTCGATAACCGCAAGTGGCTAGGCAGCCGCCACGGCGTGTCCAATGCACAAACCGTCACCATTGACGGGAAGAAGATTTCCGCTGTTGTGAAGGACAACGTTCTACCTTCCGGTATCCCGCTGAAACGTGGGGCTGGCGGTAAATACGAGCCAGTGACCGCGGCAGGCGACACCCTAGCCGGGTTCCTGCTCACTTCCCAGTCCGCCAAGCAGAAAGACGTGGATATCGTGGCCCCAATGCTCGACCACGGCCGCATCCGGGTGAAATACCTCCCCGAAGGCGTATTCGACATCACCACTCTCACCACCCCTAACCCCCTGTTCATCCTCACCCCGAAGGAAGGTGACTAATCATGCTATGGACCGAAGTCGTGCAGCCACAGTCCCTCACCACCGTGGCCCGCGAAACCCTCGACGAGCGGGAACGCTCCAAAAACATCCTCGCCCAATTCCTCCCCAACCGTGTTGTTGACGACATCACCGTAAGCCTATCCGCAACCACCAACGGCCTGGTTGAAGTAGCTGAATACCGCGCCTACGACGCTGAAACCCCCATCGGCGCCACGCCCGGCGGTAAGAAAATCTCCCTGGAGCTGCCGCCCCTGGGCCAGAAAATCCCCGTCAGCGAATACGACCAGCTCCGGGCCCGCGGCATCAACGCCCCAGCATCCGGTAAAGACCTGATCGGCCGAGCCACAATCACCGCAGCCCGGGCTGTCGCTGACCGGGTAGAAATGCTCCGTGGTGAAATTCTCACCACCGGTAAAGCCCTCATCAGCGAAAACCAGTTCAACGTGGAGCAGGACTTCGGCCGCGACCCCCGCCTCACCACCACCGTAGGCACAAAGTGGGACCAGTATGCCACTGCAACCCCGATCGAGGACCTGCAGGCCCAAGCAGAGGTTTATGCCAACCTCAGCGGTGAGGCCCCCGGCTACCTGCTGGTATCCCCCAAAATCATCACCACCCTGATCCGATGCGAAGAAATCCGCAAAATGGCCGGCGGCGTGAACGGCATCCCCAGCATGGTGACCGTGGACTTCCTCCACAGCGTGCTTGCCTCTTTCGAGCTGCCGCCCCTGTTGCGATACGACCGGAAGATCCGCAAAGGCGGTGTACTAAAACGGGTGATTGACGAAAAAATCGCCATCATGCTCCCCACCGTGGATGGTGAGGAATCCCCCCTAGGCCGCACGTTCTGGGGCACCACCCTGGAAGCCGTCGACCCAGCCTACGGCATCGCTGAAGAAGACCGCCCCGGCATCGTGGTTGGCGCCTACCAGGAAGACGACCCTAAGTCCACCTGGGTGCGGGCCAATGCTATCGGCATGCCCGTCGTCGGCGACGCTAACTACACCGCGGCCATGACCGTCCTCTAAGAGCAAGGAGAACACCCATGGCAACCATTCGTAGTGACCTTGAAACCTATGTGATTGCGCACGATGAAACCCAGGCCCATGTGCTCGCCCCAGGTGCGGAAGTGCCCGACGGCGTAACCATCCACCCTGACCTGCTAGAACCAGAACCTGAAGATCCCGAGGACCCCAAAGATCCTGAAGATCCTGAAGAATCAGGTGACGACGGGGCCGGTGGGGAGGACAAACCCCCCACCAGCCCGAAGACGAACCGCCGGAGCAGCAGCCGTGCTCGCAAGTCTTGACGATGTTAAAGCCCGTATCCCCCATGTGGATTTCGACGAAGACCGTGCCCTAGGGCTACTGGAAGAAGCATCTGCCCTGGTTGAGGGATACCTGCAAAAACCAGTGCCCGAGCCGGTGCCGGAAACCATCAAAATCGTGGTATCCCGCATGGTAGCAAGGGTCATCGAAGCCCCCAAAGAAACCGCCTTCCAGGAATCTATGCAAGTCACCGCGGGTCCTTTCAGTCAAAGCGCTAATTTCACCCATGGTGGTAGTGGCGGTGCTCCCTGGCTCACCACATCGGATAAAACCATGCTGGCCTCCTTCCGTAAGAAACGCCGCGGCATCTACTCCATCACCATGAACTAAAGAAAAGAGGGCGCGATGCCAGGCCTGCCAACAATCAAGCGGTACCCGGTAACCCGGCTCCGCCGCTTCAAAACCGGCACCGATGAGCTCGGCAACCCCACCTACGGGCTCAAGGGCACCATCATCCATGTGGTGGGCTGGGCGAAACCCACCACCGCAGAACCCGAACTAGCGGGCCACGCCCGCCGCACAGTCGCCATAAAAATGTACGCCCACCCCGGTGACTTTATCGAAACCGACATCGTCATCCTCACCCCAGGCGGTGAACGCCTAGAGGTTGTGGGCGAACCCGAAAACTACGAACACGGCCCCTTCGGTTGGGCCCCAGCATTGGAGGTGATTAATCTTGCTGGAATCGAATAACCAATGGCTAGAAGTAACCCTCGGCGCCGAGGAAGACCGATCCGATTATGTCGAATGCGTAAGCCTATCCTTCGACGGCGGGTCCCTCATTTGTTTCGCTGATAAGAGTATGCGGCAAGTACGAGCAGCCTACTCGCCCACCGGATGGGCCAGGTGCAGGTGGGTGGATTACAGCGAAGTACGTGCCGAACAAGACCAAGCTCAGCACAAGTGAGCAGACTATGGCAAAGTACGTGCCGAACAAATCCGCGCTGAAAGCACTGCTCAAAGACCCCATGACCCAAGGGATCGTAGTCGACCACGCCGAACGAGTAGCAGCTGCCGCGGGCGACGGGTTTGTCTCCTCCTACAAGATGGGCAAAACCCGCCACCGCTGCATCATCTACGCCGATACTTGGTCGGCTAAACGCCGAGAAGCCAGGGACAACATCCTCACCCGAGCCCTAGGCTAACCCGTCCTCCCTGGAAGGAGTCCCATGTGACCACCACCGCCACCACCACAGTGATTGCTGAGCTGGCGCGCCGGGTAGGGGTGCCGGTATCCAGCCGCATGCCAGGCACCCCGAAACCGCAGGCCTTCATCATCGTTTCCCGCATCGGCGGCGGCATGGAGGACTGGGCACTCCGCAACCCCCGGTTTTTAGTGGAGTGCTACGCCCACACCGAGTTAGACGCTGAAGCCCTGGCCGAAACGGCCTACGAAGCGTGGGCGCGGATGCGGTCCGCCAAAATCCAATCCACCACCATAGACACCCTCACCAGGTACGACGACCCCGACCCGAAGCTCTACCGTTTCCAATTCACCGGTGGCGTGCGGCTCCTAGCCCACTAGCCGGCCCCTGGTGCGGCAGCAGGGGACACCATCCTGCCGCAACCCCGTTTCCAACTTTCCTGATTTAGGAGAACCATCATGGCTATCAACATCCAAAACGCCTTCGTGGCCACCCCACCCATCGACGGCGGCGTCTACTTCAACGCCCCCGTTGGCACCCCGCTGCCGAAAACCGCCACCGAAGCCCTTAATCCAGCATTCGTCGATCACGGCGCTGTGGGCGAAGACGGCTTCAATAACACCCCCACCCGCGAAACCAGCATCGAAAAAATGTTCGGCGGCGACGATTGGGTGGATCTGCAAACCTCATACACCGAAACCGTTACCATCACCCTGCTAGAAGACGACAACGAACACGTTTTGAAGTCCTGCTTCGGCGACGCAAACGTCATCGAAAAAGCCGCCACCGACAAACACGGCCGGCAGCGCACCATCTATCACACCGCTGAACGCCTGCCGCTAAAAAGCCACATCGTCAAAGCCGTCTCCGGTGAGAAAGCCAAGACGTTGGTTGTGCCTAACGGCCGGATCAGCACCGTGGAAAAAACCGCTGAAACCCATTCCGCATCCACGAAATACAACGTCACGATCACTGCTTTCAAGGGCCCCCAGGAATACAAATACGCCAACGTATTCGAACTCCGGGACGACGGCATGGTCGACCCCAACACCCCAGACCCCGATGCCCAAGACAAGACCGTGACCCTCCCCGGCGGCGTTACAGGCGGCACCTTCACCCTCTCCGTCGACGGTCACGCCACCGCCGAACTGGCGTTTAACGCCACCGCCGACACCGTGCAGGCCGAGCTACGCAAACTCACAGGCGCTACCACCGCCACCGTCACCGGTAATGCTGGCGGGCCCTACACCATCAAGGACGTTACCGGGGCACTCACCGCCGACGGCACTAAACTCACCGGTGGTGCGGGCACCACCATCACCGTAAACCCCTAAACCCCTCCCCGGTAACTCCGGGCGGCGGAGGGAACAACAACGGCGGGGGGGGGGGAGCGCCCCCCCCCGCACCCCGCACCCCCCCCGCGCCCGCGTCCGAC